TCAGAAGCAGATTGACCAAAGAGCAATTGTAGAAAAAGATTTGCCTTGGGCATCAATATAAGGATAAACTAAATGACAATTACATATACATGGAATTTTAATCCACTTGAAACAAAGCCAACAGAAGGTGATTTGTCTGATGTTGTAACAACAATTCATTGGCAGTTACACGGTACAGATGATGAAACGAATGCATCGTCTAGTAACATAGGAACAGTATCTGTTAGTGCTGCTGATGCTGATAACTTTACAGCATTTGCTGATTTAACAGAAGCAACTGTAAAAGGTTGGGTTCTTGCTGGACTAACACAAGGCGAAGAGACCGCTGAAGAAGCAGAAGTTCGTCTACAGCAAAACATTAGCAATGCTATTGACAAAATTAATAATCCTCCTATTGTTAATAGAACTGCACCCTGGGCTTCATAATTATAAATAAAAAGAAACCCTACAGGAGCGTTAGATGGCACAACCAACAGACAAAGCGACCTTTAAAGAGTGGTGCCTGAGAAAGTTAGGTAAGCCGGTCATTGAGATCAACGTGGACGATGACCAAGTTGATGATCGTGTAGACGAAGCAATCTCATATTGGAACGATTATCATTTTGATGGTGTTGAGAAGATGTTTCTTAAACATCAACTCACGTCTGATGATATTTCAAATCAATATATTACTGTATCAGAAAACATTATTGGTGTCATCAATATCTTTGATATTGGTGATGCTTTATCTGTCAATAATCTTTTTAATATTCGGTATCAATTTGCTCTTAACGACATATACGATATGAGTAGTTATCGTCTTCAAGAGTATATGATGGCAATGCAGAATATTCAGTTCATTGAAGAAATGTTAGTTGGTAAGCAACCTATTCGATATAATCGACATGTCAATAAACTCCATATTGATATGGATTGGCAAAGAGTTAATGTCGGTGATTATATTGTTGCTGAGTGTTATCAAGTATTGGACCAAGAAACTTATACAGATATGTGGAAAGATCGTTGGTTACAAAACTATGCTACAGCAAAGATTAAATATCAATGGGGTTTAAATCTTACGAAGTTCACTGGTATGCAACTTCCAGGTGGTATACAGTTCAACGGTGAACAGATTTTACAAGACGCACAAGCAGAAATTCAAAGACTTGAAGAGGAAATGATTTCATCATACAGTCTACCAGTAATGGATATGATTGGATAATTCTATGGCAACTTCATTATACTTCAATAACTTCGGCTCTTCAATGGAGCAATATCTTATAGAAGACTTAGTTATTGAATCAATTAAAATCTATGGACATGATGTATATTACATTACAAGAACTGTTGGCGCAAAGGATGATATTCTAAACGAAGATGATTTATCAACTTATAAACGTGCAGACTTTATTGAAATGTATATTAAGAATGTTGATGGATTTGAAGGAGAAGGTGACTTTCTATCCAAGTTCGGCGTAGAAGTTCGTGATGAAATGACTTTGACTGTTTCAAAGAGAAGATTCGAACTTGATGTATCACAATTTACTCGTAACGATAGACCTCTTGAAGGGGATTTGATTTATTTTCCTATGGCAAAAGCAGGAAGTTTGTGGGAAATAACCTTTGTTGAACATGAAGCAATTTTTTATCAAATGGGCGAACTTCAAACTTATGATTTAAGACTTTCGTTGTTTGAGTATTCTAACGAGACTTTTAATACCGGTATTGAAGAAATTGACAATCTATTTGAGTCCAAAGAAACAACATCAAACACTTCCATTGAGTATCTTGAGACACAAGACACACTCGCTGATAACTTTACGATTGAAGAAGCAGCAGACGATATCATCGACTTCTCTGAAGCGAATCCATTCTCTGAAGGAGGTAGGTGGTAATGTTTGGTCATGATTTCTATCACGGTTCTCTTCGTCGTTATGTGACGATTTTTGGTACTTTGTTCAACGAGATTTTAATATCTCGTAAGGACAATAATGGAGACACACAAAAGAGATTTCGTGTGCCAATTGCCTATGGTCCAATGCAAAAGTTTCTTGCGAGACTTGAGGCTGATCCGAATCTAACAAATCCAACAGCAATGACTTTGCCTCGTATGTCGTTTGAGATTACAAACATTGTTTACGATCCAGAACGCAGACTTACTGGTAGACTTCGTAACACAAAAACATCTTCAGCAAATAATAACATATTGATAACTCAATTTGTTCCGGCGCCATATAATCTCGATTTTACTCTTTCGATTATGGCAAAATACGCTGAAGATGGTACAAAAATCATTGAACAAATACTGCCGTTCTTCAAGCCAGAATGGACTACTTCGGTAAAACTGATCGATACACTTGATGAATACTATGATATTCCCACAATTCTAACTTCAATCAACAACGAAGAAGTATATGAAGGAGACTTTACACAAAGAAGAGCTGTTCTTTGGACGCTAACATTTACGATGAAGGGCTACTTCTTTGGTCCAGTTACCAACAAGAAAATCATCAAGTTTGCAAATACTAACTTTTATGCAAGTCCAAGAGATGGCGATTTTACGACAAATTCAACTCCAGCAGAGCGAGTTAAGATTTATCCTGGTCTAACAGCTAACGGTGAACCAACAACTCTTGCTAATAATACAATCGATTACACAGAAATCAATAAAGATGACGATTGGGGATATATTGTAATTGTAGAGGATGTATAGTTATGGATGACAAAACAATTCATAATGCATTGAATCTAACACCAATTACCAAAGAACGTCTTCAAGTTGTTGTGCCTGAAGATGACGATAACGTTGAAAACGACTTTCGTTTTACAAGAGAGAATCTTTACTCTGTGATTGAACAAGGCAACAAAGCGCTTGAAGATATGATTGATGTTGCTCGTGCTTCAGAACATCCAAGAGCGTATGAAGTAGTTTCTACACTGATGAGTACTCTTGTCAATGCTAACAAAGACCTTCTCGACCTCTCAAAGAAGAAAAGAGAACTTGTCGGCAAACAAGAACCATCAGTACCACAGACAGTCAATAACAATCTCTTTGTCGGCTCAACAGCAGATTTACAGAGGGCATTGAAAGACTTATCTAATGATTGAAAAGGGATATCTTGGTAATGTAAATCTGAAAAGAAAAGGAACTTCAATTGAATGGTCTCCTGATTTAGTTGCTGAATATATAAAATGCGCTAAAGATGTGATATATTTCGCTGAAAAATATATACAAATTGTTCATGTCGACCATGGTTTGATACCTATTGAGTTATACGACTATCAAAAAGAAATCATAAAAAAATCAGAAAAAACTCGTAACGTTATTGTTAACACATCGCGCCAGGCAGGTAAAACTACGACCGCTGTTGTTCTTATACTCCATTACATTCTCTTCAATGAGCATAAAACAGTAGCACTTCTTGCTAACAAGGGTGATGCTGCGAGAGAGATATTAGATCGTATTAAGATAGCATTTGAAGCATTACCTAAGTGGATTCAACAAGGGGTGATTGAATGGAACAAAGGTTCTGTAGAGTTTGAGAATGGATGTAAAATATTAGCAGCAGCAACATCTTCTTCAGCAATTCGGGGCAAGTCTGTATCATTTTTATATATCGATGAAACAGCGTTCGTAGAGAACTGGGACACTTTCTTCGCTTCTGTGTTTCCTACTATTTCATCTGGCGAGACTACGAAGATTCTTCTCACATCTACGCCAAACGGTCTTAATCATTTTTATAAGACATTCGAAGGCGCAAAAGAAGACCGTAATGGATATGCTTGGGTAGAAGTTCCGTGGTATAAAGTTCCTGGTCGTGGTGAGAAATGGAAGAAAGAAACTCTCGCTTCTATGGATTTTGACACACAAAAGTTTTCACAAGAATTTGAGTGTGAATTTCTCGGTAGTTCTGGGACACTGATAGATGGTAGTAAACTCAAAACTCTGTTCCACAGAACACCAATTCAAGATCAAGCGAACATTAAAGTTTACAAGAAACCAGAAAGTGGTAGAATATATGCTTGTGTTGTTGACGTGTCAAGGGGTAAAGGTTTAGATTATTCGGCATTTCAGATTATTGATATTACAAAAATGCCATATCAGCAAGTGTGTGTCTATAGAGATAATCTTGTCACACCTATCGAATACACTGAAATTATACATAGAATGGCAACATATTATAATGGAGCACACATTCTTATAGAAGTCAATGACATTGGTAGTCAGGTATCAGACCTTTTATATTACGAATATGAAACCGAGAATCTAATTCTAACAGAATCGGCGGGTAGATCTGGTAAAAGAATATCAGAAGGATTTGGTGGCGCAAAGGCGTATGACA